TAATCTATTAACGCTGCTAAGAGTTCTTTATTATTTACATAATGTTCTGATTTCTTCTTAGCCATAACATTAATATATCCTGTTTAATAATTGTTTATATTATAACATTATTTACTCGACTTGACAAGGTACTATATTATCTGTACAATACCCTTTGTAAGGGGTGAAGGGATAATATTAGGTTTCTTTATTAAGTTTATATAATTCTTCTAAAAGCTTACGAGATTTTTCTACTGTAGAAATATAACCCATTTGTTCATTTATTTTTACTTTACCGTCTACTTCAAAATCAACACCATCTTCTTCTAGGTATCTTGTATAAAATTCAATCATCTGTTTGTCTTTTACTTGAGACATAGTAATAATTCTATCATAAGCAATTAAATACATATCTTCATCAGCTAGTTCTAACCAAGGTTTTATTTTTACATATTGACCTGCACCGTGACTTAATACCTTCATAGTAACAGGAGTTTGAACCAGAACAACTGGATTGCCAAGATCATTTTCCTCTACAGAAATCAAACCAAAGATTTCTTCTCCAGTTACTAATTTTATAACTCCGTGAAATTCTTCTCCCATTATTTCTTAAGCGGTATATTTACAATATCATAATTAAAGTTTTCTTCGTTATAGATTTTAATTCTTTCAATTAAGTGATTTAATGTATAATTCTTTTTAGACTTACTACTAATATCATCGGCAATATCATATAGAGTAGCTTTAGTTTTTTGATTACCTTTTCTAAGAACCCTCCCGATAGATTGTAGATTTCTGATTCTCGATTTAGATGGAGAAGCAAATATTATGTTGTGTAGATTCTTGATGTTAATCCCAGTCGAGAAGGTTCCGTAGGATGCAACGATAATCGCATTATTCTCCTGCTCAGTGATTTCTCGAACTTTCTCTCGGTCTTGGGTATCCACTCCACCATGAACAAAAAAGACATTACGTTCCTCCACAACATTATTATTTATCATCTCATAAAGGGGTTCTCCGTGTGCTTCTACTCGTGCAAATAAGATAAGAGTATTACCTTTAAGATCTAAAGCAAGGTTACGAATCAATCGATTTCTTTTCTCATGACCAATAATGTATTGAACTTCTTCTTCAAAGTTTTCAAATTTATTCGGTGGGTGTTTCAATAGAAGCACGTTGATATCCAAAGTGGCAAGATGTCCCTTCTTCATCAGTTCATCAGTTTTGATAATCTTATAGGAAGGACCAAACAAACCTTCTAAAACCCACTTATGAGTTTCTGATCCATCTAAGGTTCCTGTGAATCCATAACGATATTTTGCATTACCCAATTTAGTCATTATAGATATAAGTGACTTCGACTTAAACTGGTGTGCTTCATCTCCGATAACCGTAGAAAATCTATCAAAGTATTTTCTAGGTAATTTGTATATTGATTGCCACGTAGTAATAATAACTTGAGAATCTGTTTCTCTTTCTCTGCCAGCGTATATCTTATGACAATATGAACCAACATCCCATCCATAGTCTGCAAAGTCTTTATACATTTGCTCTACAAGGGAAGTCGTTGGAACAACTATCAAAGTATTTTGCTTTTTTTCAACGAAATATCTCACAATCCCGTATATCATCAAAGACTTTCCAGAAGCAGTTGGAGATATCAATAATTTTCTATTATGTCGTAAAGCGTCGTATACTCCATCAATCTGATAATCTCTAGGTTTATGCTTAGAGATAGCAGTCATATAATCTTTAACACCCTCCTTTGAAATCATATCGTTGACTTCAAACGGTAGACCGTAGTATTTGTTTTCTTTAAACTCGTAAGTATATCCTTGATCTTTACAAAATTGAACTACTCTATCTAATAGTCCAACATATATGTCGCCTGTTTGAGTACTGAATAATCGTATCTTACCATCCCAGTGTTTCTTTTGATAGTGGGGCATAAACTTTGCACCAGGCACTTCAAAAGTGAATTGGTCAGATAATTCATAATACACATGTGCCTCTGCTTCTATGTGCAGATGAACTTCATTCTTCTTTGATATAATCAAATGACTCATAATCCTATACCAACGTAGGATTATTTAGAGTCTTTATTTTCCAGTTACTCCAGGAGGAGCTATATTGCCACCGTTCTTACCTTTCTTCTTATATTTTCTTGCTGCATCTAATAATCTCTGCTTTCTTTCATCAGGATCTAAATTTTTCTTACCTTTTCGGTAAGCATCCATATCCTTATCAAAAGGTTTTTTCTCTGCAGCATCCTTCGCTTGACGTTGTTTAACGTTAAGTTCACGATCTATATCATCTTTAGGATTCTTTTCCCAATCAGTATCTTTTGGTCTATCGGGTGTTCCAAATAATCCCTGAAGGATATCTTTGCCTTTAGATGATCTGAAAACATTCGCTACTTTAGCAGCTTTCTTAATAGGACCTGCTGCTACATTTGCAACACCTTTTATAACAGCACCAGTAAGACCTTTACCACCTACTTCTTGAGCAACTGATTCTTGGAATTCTTTAAACGATTTCATTTATCCTACGATGGTATCAAACCATTCTTGACTCATACCTGAAATAATCTTATCTGCTGCTTCAGCATCTACAGCATACTTCTCTTCAATAAGATGTCCCACAACTTTCTCATAGTTCTCGTGGATCTTCTTGCTTTCTTTTGGAGTTGGCTTCATCGTAACAAAAATTACTTTATACTTTATTTATCAAATTCTTCCATATCATAACTATATTCGCAAATTATCGCAAACAATTTATTCTTTAATGCACGTAGATATGCAAGTTCCTCTATTGAATGCATAGACTTACTTGGGTAAGGTCCATACAGAGAATCGTTTATATGTTTATAGAGCAACCTAGTTTCCGTGATGCCCATTTTAAGTTCAACTACCCATTCATCAGTCTCACCAGAAGGATGATCCATGAAGTTATTAGGAAATATAAAGTATTTATTACATACCTGCTTGGAACTTATTCCACTCTATTGCATTCTTAATTTGAAAGGTTCTATTAGAAATATTTTTAATTATTTCCTCTAAGAACTTTAATGTAGTATCATAATATCTGATCTTAAGATCTATCTTTGACATCTTCTCATCTGCTTCCATATACCTCTGTATAGCATCCTTTTCTCTTACCTTATATCCAAAAGGTTCTTCAATATAAACCTCTGCTGGTGCTCTACCAGTGTAGTAATTATGTCTTTCTAATCTTGTTTTATTATATTGTTCTCTTGCCTTTTCACGCAACAAAGTAATAGTATTATAAACTGTATAATACTTTGAGTGTAATTGAGGAATTTTTAGTGATTCATCATGTAGATTATCAGGGTCAATGACAGCATCACGCTCCCACATCTCCTGAATTTTGTCAAGATTCATTTAGAACTGGTTAATTCGTATATAGTGTATTTGAATGATGCTTCTGCTGTGAGATATTGTACATCAGAACTGGTAGCATCAAAGTCTAGCGATGTTAATGAAATTGGGAATAGATCTTTAAATTTAACCTTTGCAACTTCTCTAAGATTACTATTCAATATTCTAAGTGTTCCATCACAAAACTGTTCTTTCATTTCTCTTTGACCAGTTTTATCGGTGGTTAAATCTTTAAAATCTTTTGTTGATTCAGGAAATCCTAATCCATTTAACCAATTATATACTGACATATAGTTTTCCATATCTTCATCAACCAAGAATCTAAGAGTGAAATCCCCATAAGTTAATTTCTCACCAGGAATATCAATATCTTTTAGATATGATGGTTGAGTAGCAACTGCCAAAGACAACTCTGGTATTCTAGCACTATTGGAGAAAAAATCCACCTTGGGATACTTACCCAAGTTAAATTTAAAACCTATACCTGATAGATAATTTCTATTTTGTATTTGTGATGCGAATGGTCCAGACATTATTATTATTATTTTAACTATTTATCATCTTAAATTTAAATTGAATGATATTGATATTCTATCCTCATCTGTTTCATTGGGTTTAACCATATGCTCAAAACTTGAAGGAAACAAAAACATAAGACCTTCTTTTGGATATCTAAATGTACTATTTCCTCCAACATATCTATTCACAACCAATCTATTTCCAAATGATAATGACTGTCTAGGATCATAAAAACATATTTCACCTGATTTTTCTTCTGGAATTTTTACATAATATACTCCTGATATATCACATTCGGGATGGGAATGTGGAGTATTAAAATTTCCCTTACCGCTAATATTAGCCCATATACCAATATTTTCAATATTAGTTATGATTGGATCAAACGGAAGTCTTGGTAATATCTTTGGTAATTTTTCTATGATTGGTGTAAATATTTTTAATTTATCAATATCCTCTTTAGATTTTATATTATTAGAATTTATTGGTTTACTATGCCATCCTCCAATATTTGAATATCTACCACCATCAATATCCTCATTCTTTAAATCATATAAATCATTTTCTAATTTTCTATTATCAATATCTTCAATATTAATATCAAATAACGGTGTTTGAAATAGCATCTGATGACCTATGTTATAGTCACCACCTTCTATGTTATGTACTGGTATTACAAACACTTGTTATTATCAAATGATATCATTATAGCACATTTAGACAAAAAAAAGCACCCCCGAAGGAGTGCTCTTTGAAGATATAAGCAACTAGCTTACATAAGGTTAGCAACCTTAACTCT